GTAGCTATGGGTGGGGCGGTTAAAAATGATTTATGGATTACAGATGTAGAAGAGGCTCCTGATCCCTCTCCACTACCAGAACTACCAGGATATCATGTCCTAGTTCGTCCTATATCTGTTAAGAGTCAAACTAAAGGTGGAATATTTATTCCAGACTCAACTAAAGAAGACATGTCTTATCTTACTACGGTAGGAAAAGTCATTGCTCTAGGTGATCTAGCATACGCTGAAAAAGATAAGTTTCCTAATGGTCCTTGGTGCGAAGTAGGAGACTATGTATGCTACGGTAAACATACTGGCACCAAGATGTTTTATAAAGGTGTTCGTTTAATTCTTCTCTTTGATGATCAAATTGTTATGAGAGTAGAAGACCCCAAAGACCTTGATCCTACATTTAATTTAACAAAAGGGTCTGCATGATTTGGGAAAACAACATTTTTATGGTATAATAGTAGTATAACGTAAAATACGTTTGTGTCGTTAGCAACGGAGAAAAGTAATGGATAATGAGAATGATGGTTGGGCAGAAGTAGATGTTTCTGCTAAACCCGAAGAACAAGAACAAATAGAGTTTGAACTTGAAGAAGAAGAAGTAGTAGAGGAGAAACAAGAACCTCAACCAGAGGAGCCTAAAGTAGAAGAGCCTCAAGTTGAAGAAGAAGAAACTCCTAAAGAGTTAGAGGGTATAGAAACAAAAGGTGCTGAGAAAAGAATACGTCAGCTAGTTCGTCAAAGAAAAGAACGAGAAGAAACTATTCAAACTCTTCTTGCTCAAAACGAAGAACTTAAAAATAATCTGAGTAAGAAAGATAAAGAAGTTGTTTCTATTACCAGTAATAGTTTAAATGCTAATGAACAATCATTAGAAAAAACTATTAAGATGGCTAAAGAAGCTTACCTTGAAGCTTTTGATAGTGGTGAAAAAGAAAAAGTATTAGAGGCACAAGAAACATTAAATAATGCACAAGCAGATTTAAAGATGCTTCAACGCATGAAAGTAAATGCAGCAAAGCAGCAGCAAGAACTTGAAGCACAAGAAGCACAGCCAGAACCACAAGTACAACAGCAATCTCAACCTACTGCTGTTGATGTTAAAGCTCAAGAGTGGGCAGAGAAAAATGATTGGTTTGGTGACGATACAATTAAGACTGCTGCTGCATTAGCTCTTGATGCAGAACTCAAGTCAGAAGGATATGATCCAAATGATAATGAATTTTACGAAGAAATTGACAGACGCTTGGAAAAAGCTTTTGGAGGTTCTTCAGTCCGTGTGGAGGAAAACACGTCACAACCTTCTCAAGTGGTCTCTGGGGCTTCACGCTCGTCTCAGAACTCTCGTTCAAAAGTTAAACTTTCTAAAGAAGACGTAAGACTTGCGAACAAATGGGGGATACCTCTTGAACAGTACGCCGCAGAGAAGTTAAAAGTAACGACTGCTGACGGTGAGTACACCAACATAATATAAGCGTGGGAGATAAACATGACACGAAATGAATCACGTACTAGTAACCAAAGAGAAAATTTAGAACGAGAAGAAGAATGGTCGTTTGAAGAGCCAAACGCTCTTGAAATTCCTGAAGTTGTTAAAGAACGCTTCGCATCAGAGGGTTTGACTTTACGTTGGATACGGGTCTCCTTTAACGGCCAAGATGACTACACAAACGTAGGCAAACGTCAGCAAGAAGGCTGGGTGTTTGTTTCTCCTGAAGAAGTACCTGAATTGGCTACTACCTCTTTCGTGAGAGAGGGTGGACGGTATGAAGGCACAGTAAATAGGGCTGATCTTGCTCTAGCTAAAATGCCAGCCAAAAAAGCTGCGGCTAGGAATAAGTACTATGAAAATAAAGCTAACGATATGATGGATGCTGTTAACATGCAGCTTATGAATAATTCTGATTCTCGTCTAGCAAATATGCCTGTAACTAATTCTAGTCGTTCTGTTACAACAAAGGGAAGACAGCCCTCTTTTCAGGACTGACTTCTATAACTAAGGAGATGAAACATGTCTACTACTAAAGCATTTCGTGGTTTCATTCCCGCACGCAAAAAAGGTGGAGCTTACAATAATGAAGCTGTTACTGATACGATTGCGTTAACTTCTACTGGAATGACTGGTTCTCCTACGAACAGCATTTTCACGGGTGATCCTGTCGTTCTTCCAGGTGCTAACTTCACAACGATTAGCCCCTACATTGCAGCAACTCTCAAGCCGTCAGGCGTATTCATGGGTTGCCAATATGTTGAGAACGGAGAGCAGAAGTTTTCCAGGTATTGGCCTGGAGGGACGAGTGCCACGGACGTTAAGTTCTTTGTAATCACTGATCCTGATCAGACGTATTACATTCAAGCCTCTCTTTCACTTTCAGTGGCAGAGTTGCTTCCTGTTAAAAACTATAATGTAACTGTTAGTTCTACTGCCTCCTCTGGCAGCACGACCACAGGTCAGTCCAGCTACTATCTAGACGGTGCGTCTGGTACAGAAGCAGCGGCTGCTGTTCGTGTAATTGGTAAAGCTCAGTTCCCTGATGAAAAGGATTCTGATGCATTTCCAATTGTAGAAGTATGGCTCAACCATCACCGTGACCGTTTTGTAACGGCTACGGCATCAACGGCTTAATAGGGAGGATTTATTATGGCTATTAATAGAGCTAGTATTAGCAAACAACTCCTTCCTGGCCTTAATGCCGTTTTTGGAATGGAGTATGGAGAAGTTAACGATGAGCATGCTTCTCTGTATGATGTAGAAAATTCAGATCGTGCTTTTGAAGAAGAAGTACTTTTCACTGGATTTGGTACTGCCCCGACAAAGGGCGAAGGTGCTGCTGTTAGTTATGACGGAGCGCAAGAAAGCTACACGGCTCGTTACTCACACGAGACGGTTGCTCTTGCCTTTGCTGTAACTGAAGAAGCAATGGAAGACAATCTCTATGACACGTTTGCTAAAATTCGTGCTAGGGGTCTTGCCCGTGCGATGGCGAATACCAAGCAAGTGAAAGCTGCCAATCTATTCAACAATGGTTTCTCTGATACTATTGGTGATGGAGCGGCGTTCTTCTCTGATTCACACCCCACAATTTCTGATGGTAATCAGTCCAACCTTCTTGCGGCTGCTGACCTGACAGAAGCTACTCTTGAGACTGCGCTTACGAGCATCCAAAAAATGGAAGATGATCGTGGTATTCTCATTGGTGCAAGTGCGGTGTCGTTGCACGTACCTGTTGACTCATGGGCGATTGCTGGTCGTATTCTGTCCAGTCCTGGTAACACTCAAACGAGTGCTGCTTCGGCTAACCCGAATACAAACGCAATCAACGTAACCCGAAGCATGGGTATGCTTCCTGAAGGTTACTTTATCAATCGTCGCTTTACGGATACTAATGCGTATTTCATTAAGACTGATGTTCCTAATGGTACGAAAATGTTTGTCCGTTCTCCGCTTCAAACGAAGATGGAGCCTGACTTTGATACTGGCAACCTGCGCTTTAAGGCACGGGAGCGTTACAGCTTTGGTGTTTCTGACTGGCGTGGCTTCTTCGGAAGTGCTGGAACCTAATGGTGAAAGTGGGGGAGTAGTTAACGCTACTCTCCCATTCTTCCAAAGGAGATATTATGGCATCTAATATAAAAGTCGCACACAATGTAAGTAGTGATGGAGCTATCATAACTGGGTTTCGTTATGTAGATGCTCCTACTGTTACATTAGGTTCTGAAGGTGGTAGTGATAATCCTACCCCTACAACCACTCGTATAATTGCTGTACATGCTTATTCTACTATTGTAGGTGACATTGCTATTTCAGGTAGTAAACAGATTACTAATAAAACTGCCAAGGGTAATGCTCTTCGCTATAGGGTAGGTGCTACGGATTCTAACGATGCTTACATTGGTGACATGGGCGTTGCTGTGCATGGTATTGTAAGTCTTTCTACTTCTGGTGCAGCAGCTATGGCCCCAACAATTACTCTGTATGTAGGCTAACATGCCTAACTATAGCGATCTTAAAACAGACATCATTAATACTTCTGAGAATGATGGGACTGAGTTTTCTAACCAAGTTCCTAAGTTTATTCAGAAGGCTGAGTTTCGTCTGGTAAAAGAGCTAGATGATTTTGGACTGGATGAGTATACTACTGTATCTGTTTCATCTGGCAATGCTAGTGCTATTACTCTTAATGATCGTGTTAGGCTTGTTAGAAACATTAACTTTAAAACAAGTAGCGGAACGAGTGTAACTAATCTACTACCTCGTACTGTAGAATATGTAAATGATTATTGGCCTGTTAGTGCATCTACAGGCACACCACGATATTACACACGTAAGAATAATTCAACAATTAAAATTGTACCCACACCAGTCTCAGTAATTACGGCTGAAATACAAACAGCATCTCAACCACTGGCCCTTGCTTCTGCTACAGGAACAAGCGTAACAACATCAAATTATTTTACAGAGTATTGCTATGATGCTATCTTTTATGGTTGCATGATGGAAGCAACTATGTTTAATAAAGACTGGAATACTTTACCCGTATGGCAAGCACAGTATACTGCTGCTGTAGGGGCTTTACGTAATCAAGCAAGGCGTACTAGACAGGATGACATGGCTGTTGCAGCTTCTCCTGCTGGCGGTCCTAACACGATAACACAGGGAGCAAGCTAATGAAAGGCCGTATTTTAAAAAAAATTATGAAACCTAACAATAAACAAACAAAAAAATTAACAGACCTTACACAACCAGCAGGAGGATCACGTACTCAAACTGTAAAACAAGCTGATGCAGGACTTCCAGCTTCTAAAATAGATGCTGAACGAGCTAATAAGTTTGATAAAGCTCTTGCTAAAAAAGAAAATAAACTTGCAGATATGAGACGAATAGCTGATGCTATTCCAGATAGAAAAGAAAAAATAGCTTTTCTTGCAAAAAATAAAACTGAAATGGAAGCTCTTAAAGCTTCTATTAAAGAAATGAAATCTAGAGGTGGTCCTGGTGGACGTAAAAAAGTACGCCGTAGGTCAGACGGTGGTTCTCTTAAAAATATGGATAAAAAAAGTCCAGACTTTACTCAAGGTCTTAATAAAAAGTTTTCCGCAAAAGTAGCAGAACAAAATAAAAAAGCTCTTAAAGGTAATCAAAAGAAACTTGATGCAAATAATGATGGTAAAATTACTGGAGCAGATTTTGAAATACTTCGTAAAAATCCAGATGCTAAAAAGAAATATGGTGGTAAGATTACTTATCGCATGACAGGTGGGCAGGTTGTAGACTCTACCTATGATTAGTAGAGCAAGCATAGCCAAGCAGATTAAAAGACCACCTGCTAAACCTAAAAAGAAAAAAAGGGGCAAGAAGAAATGAGTAAAAAACGAATTGCTGAAAAGTTTACTCCTAAGGCTAGAGAAGCTGCGGCTAAAAAGGGAAAGAGAACTAAAGCTCAAAATGCTATTCTTTCTAGGCTTGCTAATAAACGGAATGTTAAAGTTCCAGAAATTATAAAAGCAATTAATAAACAGGTAGCAGATGAGGCTAAACCTAAAACTAAGCCTAAGTCTAAACCTAAAACTTCTAAACCTAAAAGAACTCCTGCTGAAAATAAAGAACTTAGGAAATTAATTGCTCAACAGAAAAAAGATGATGCTCCTGCTGGTACTGTAAAAGAACCAACTAGAATTCAACTTACTGCTGGTGGTAGTTATGCTCTTCCTTCTAAAGTTAAATTACCTGAAGGTAATATTTCTAAAGCTAGAAGGAGACAATTAATTGAAACAGGACAAGCTAAACAAGTTCGTGGTAAAAAAGGTAAGTCTAAGTTAGTTGAAACAGGTAAGTATGCTCCACCTGCAAGTCAAATTGCAGAAGAAATGGGCATAGGTGCATCTAGAGGTGTAGCTCCAACTGAAAAAGAACTACGGGCTATGGGTGGTTTTGAAATTAAAAAAGCAGGTGGTAAAGTACGTGGTGTAGGTGCTGCTACTAGAGGCTTTGGTAGAGCTGGGTATTCATATAAGAATATTTAGATATGGCTAGAAAGAAACGTAAAAAAAGCAACATGAAAGGCATTACAATTGGTAGGGGCATGAAACGTCCTACCAAAGCTGGTGCTGGTATGACTGCTAAGGGGGTGGCTAAATATAGGAGACAGAACCCTGGTTCAAAACTTAAGACGGCTGTAACAGAAAAGAAACCTAGTAAGGCTAGGGCAGCTAGACGTAAGAGTTATTGTGCTAGGTCTGCTGGACAAATGAAAAAGTTTCCAAAAGCTGCTAAGAACCCTAATAGCAGATTAAGGCAAGCTAGAAAAAGATGGAGGTGTTAAACTACTTTGGCATATCTTGCTTCAAACATACCACATTTTAAATGTTGGGTACGAAAAGAATTTACAAACAATCACCAAGAATATCAAGGAGAATATTTACATGCACTAGCAATAGCAGTAAATACAATACCAGATAGATGTTTAAGTTTTAATGTTGTGTTTACAGGTTGCGATGAAGATGAAAATATACATGGCGGTGCAATGTGGGCCAGACTTCCAATTACAGCATTGGTAGCAGACACAGTATTAGAAGAGTGGCCTGAGTTAATGCAGACACATCTAGCCCAGCCGTGGGATTGCTCTTCAAGAAACCATGCTATTATTGTTATGGACAGAGTATCTTCAAGTCCTTGGTTATGTAAAATAGATGGAGAGTTTTATACAGGAAGATATATGTTTACTGTAGACTACACAGATAGTTATATATCAGACGATCCTGCACAACATAAACAGTCACATGTGTTAGAGCTTATAGATGCGGGACTATATACAGGAAACATCATAGCACTTCCTAACAATAGAGTTAGAGTTACTAATCCCGCTTTGTGGGTTACTGGAGAGGGCGCACCTGACTTTGCACCAAGTCAGTATATACATTCGGCAGAGATAGATAGTAGTTACATGAACCCTAATATAACTTTTAACAATCTTTATAGTGAGGAGAAGAAAAGTGGTAGGAAAAAAGAAAACTAAATACATGTCCAAAGGCGGCACTGTTAAACGCATGGGCGGTGGTAAGGCTAAAAATACTAAGTATCGTTCTAAGGGCGGTGTAGTACGTAGGCGGTCTGGTGGTAAAGCGGGTCGTAAATAAGTGCAATAACTGTGGACATGACTCTCACTGTGGTAATCCTTTAATA